TTTGGTTGTGATGCTGATTATTTTGTAAAACCATTAATAGAAAATAATTTTAAATTTTTAAAGAGAGAGAGGAATGGATATGTTTCACGAATATAAATTAAAACACGCAACATTAGAGTATGAAGAAGAAAGTCATTGTTATAAAGTAAATGGCAAAATTGTGCCTAGTGTAACAGGTTTATCAAATTTATTACCAAAAGGTTTTCATTTACTTAAATGGATGATTGATACTCCAATGGATAGATATGCAGAATTAGTATTATCTCATTTAGAAAAAGGTAATGAAATATCTAGTTTAAATTTAAAAAAATTTAAAAAAGAAGCCAAATCAGAAAACGATAGAATTAAAGAAACTGCTGGTGATATTGGCTCTGATTTGCATGAGTTGTATGAAAAATGGAAATTAGGAAAACCATTTATAGAACCAAAAGATAATATTATTAAGCCAATGTTTGATAAATTAAGAAAGTTTGATGAGTATATAGGTATAAAACCAATTTATATTGAAAAAAAAATATATTCTAAAAAGTATAATTATGCTGGTACTTTAGATTTAATCTGTACTACAAAAAAATCAAACGAATTAACTTTAATAGATTGGAAAACAAGTAAAGCTATTTATGATAATTATATTTATCAACCAATGGCTTATAAGTTTGCTTTTGAAGAAGAAACAGGTGAAAAAATAAAATCAATGAAAATAATACGAATACCAAAAAATGGCGGTAACATAGAAATAAAAGATATAACATGGAATAAAACACATTTTAAAACATTTCTAGGTTTAATACATCAATGGAATTCAAATGAGTTACTAAAAACACAAGACAAATCAATTACAACTTACCCAAAGGAGAAATAATGTATAAAAAAAACTATAATAAAGATGATTTTGAAACACACAAATTAGAAATTACCTTAGTTCACAATCAGGGCAAATGGGATTATAAAAGTATGCCAAAAGTCTTTATGTGGGATGCAACTGCAAAAAAAAAATACACACCTTATGAGTTTGACAAATGGTTGCAAACTACGCATATTAGAGGGATGATAGAAAAAGGTGCAAATTTAAAAATTGCTACTTATGATTATGAAGATACACCAATCAAACCTAAATATGATGATGGTAATAGAAGAAAAGTTGTTTTTTATTTTAGTGCTTTAAAAAATCAACCACCCAAACCTATTGATGGCATGAAACCTATTGGTCAAAGTTTGCCAAAATACAAAGAAATGCCAATGACAGAAGCTATGCCATCAGCTCCTGAACATGCAAAACCAATAGAGATGAATGATTTAGATGATGATTTACCACCATTTTAAATTATGAAAGTATATAGAACACAAGAATATTGGAAAAAACAAAAAGAGTATATGCAATCGCAACTTCGTAAAGCTGGTAAGAAGATAAAAGATTTAGAAAAAGAAATTCAAAATCTTAAAGATGTTAACAATGAACATAAAAAGCTTAATGGTAAATTGCGAGAGGAGATTGCATCACTAGAAGAAATAAATCAATTAATGTATGAACACCCTTAATAGTAAAGAAGCTTATATCCAAATGGACAAAGCGGCGGAAGAATGGGCTGATTGCCAAGAAAAAGAAATAATTTTAGACGAGGGCAAAAAAGCTTTATTAAGTAAACTAATGACAGAAGAACAATCTGGAACAGAAAAAGTTACGGATAAAAAAGCAGAGAATAGAGCAAGAAACAGACCTGAGTATCAAGAAATTGTAAAAGCTTATGCACTTGCATCTAAATTATTGCTAAAAGCAAAACTTAAATATAATAATCTTGATAGATATTCTTCAATGAAACAAACAGAAATAAAAACAGATATTAAGTTAGCAAACAGACAAGAGGGCTAATGCTTTGTAATATCAAAGCCATCTAAATTAGAAAATTCATTTATTATTTCAATATTATATTCGTAATCTACAAGCTTTACATCATTAAATTGTGAGAATTCATGTATAATACCTTTTAACTTTTTTAGATTTGGGCTTTCGTCTATAAATTTTAAACAAACGTAATGACCCCATTCTGAATACAAAGATTCTAGTTGAAACTCTACATCTATTATTACTGCATCAATGATCATAAAATCACAATACAGTTTTAAATTTTAAATTGTATATTATTTTTTTTTAAAGGTATTTACTCCTCTAATACCTAGTATCGTGCTAAATGCACCTATAACTAATCCTTGATACCAATAAGGAAGATTTTCAAACTTCATAAAAAAATAATCTACTCTTTCTTGCAAAGCTTGATCTCCAAAAAAAACAGAATATGCTAAAATCAATAAAGGCAAACTCAGTAAAATTAAACAAAACTCATCTTTAAAATCTGACTCTTGCCTTTTATGAACTATTTTTTGTAGTTCTACTTCTCCTGATACTGCTCTCTCTAAATGTTTTACCTCTGCTTCACTTTCAAGCAATTTAGCCTTTTTTTTATTTTTATATATTTCTGCTCCTGTTTTAAGTGCAAGTTTTCCTAAAGTTAACCACATGTTATTCTTTTATCAATTCTATACCAAGATCGCAATAATGCTTTATCTTTTCGTATTTATTTTTTAAAGACTCTCCTTTTTTCTTACGAACTGCATATTTAACAATATTACCATCAACAAAGTTCAAATTATTAGCTAAAATGAATTTTAAAGGTGATATTGGTAATTGATAGTGCTTACCACCTATTTGTCTGTTAGTAGCCTTTAAATGGCCTCTATGAGCCTTTAAAGTACTCTTTTTGTTCTTCATACTACCTTTCCTATCCACTTTCCATTCTTATCTAATAACATGGGATATAATCTCGGTTGTCCACCAATAATAGCCCCTGTTCCAATAACAAAACGCAACCTATGGTTTTTTGAGTATAAAAAATTGTATGATGATTGCTTTGTCAAACAACCAAATTGTGCAGACCATACTAAATTTGTTGGATTTGAAAAATATTGTATGTTGAACTTCGAGTGGAAATGAAATTGTACAGTATTTTTTCCATACTGCATAGCTAATTTGATGCCATCTGCTGAAATTCCATGAGTAAAAAAACATTCAGAGCCATCTGATAATTTTACTGTAAGATCATCAACCCATTTCCATCTATTATCAATTTCTAAAAAATCGTTATAGTTTCTTAAATATGCTCTTGGCATACCATGTTTTAAAGCTTTTCTATAAATAAGTGATGAATGATTAGAATGTAATAATGTCATTTTTGGAAAAATTTTTTTTAGTTGCCAAATGTATTTTTTGCTTATTCTTAATTCGTCACCAGCACTAGGCAAATCTGCATCTGAGTCATGGAAAGACAATGCATGTTGATCTAGTTCATCTCCACCCCCTACTACAAGTTGTGGCTTTACAATTTTTTTTAACTCTTTGAGAAATAAAAATGCTTGAGGATGATGTGCGGGTATGTGAAGATCACTAACGCATAAAATTCTATCATAATTCATATGATAGATTAATACAACTATTTGGTGAGTATGTAAAGAAGTTGGCCTAAAACTAAAAGTCCGATCGCACCTAGACTATATAAAATTCTATCAATATCTTTTTTCATGTGATGTAGATGGTTCTTAATTATTAAATCTATTTTTTGATTTACTAATTTTATTCTTCCATCAATCTCTACAAATTTTTCTTTAGTTGTTTTCATTTTACTTTTTTCTTTTTCTTCTTAGGTCTGTATCATGTTTTCTAGATCCACGAAGAAACGAGTTCACGCGGCCAAGGCTCCAACTTTGCATTGAAGTTCGTGGTCTTGAACCTGATGATAGAAAAGCACCTTGTCCTCTACGATATACTTTTTTTAACATACCAAGAGTTATATTTTTTCTACCTTTTGCTTTTGCTCTAAGTATAGAAATAACTCTAGCTGATAGTGGTTTTCTTCTTACTGCCATTATTTTCTTCTCGCTTTAAACATTGATGCTGGTATTCTAGCACCTGATTTATATAAAGATGACATAGTTTTTATAAGATTTGCTCTAGCTGATCTTTTACCACCTTTAAGACCTGATAAATACTTTTTAGGTAAATCAGTTTCTTTATCTCTTGCTACTCTTTTTCTTTTTCTTTTTTTTGGCACTTCTTCTCCTCTTACGCATTGGAAATTTGTTTATCATTTCTTTTAATGTAACTGACGTTGTAAATCCACTCATTTTCCAATTGTCCTCATGGCTTTAGAGTGTGCAGAAGCGAAAGAGCTTCCATTTTTTAAAGACCTAGCCATAGACCTCATGTGTTTTAAGGTATGGTGTCTTGCATGACTACGCATAGTTTTTTGTTGTCGTGGTGTTAAGTCTTTAATTATATTTTTAATTGATGCTACTTTGACCATTATCTTCTACTAGGTTTCATTTTAGACTTTTTTTTCTTTTTCTTTTTTTTCTTTGGCTTCATTCCGCCACCATAATGATAAGGCATATT